GTGAATATAAACGTCGCTAGTTTGTTAAACGGGAATTACATCCTGTTATTATTTGTGGTTTTGGCACTCGGTCTGTGCCTGGGGAAAATTCGCCTGGGTTCCGTTCAGCTCGGAAATTCTATCGGCGTATTAGTGGTTTCGCTGCTTTTGGGTCAGCAGCATTTCAGTATTAATACTGAAGCGCTCAACCTCGGCTTTATGTTGTTTATTTTCTGCGTAGGCGTCGAAGCAGGGCCAAACTTTTTTTCCATTTTCTTCCGTGACGGCAAAAATTATTTCATGCTGGCACTGGTGATGGTCGGCAGCGCCATGTTACTGGCACTCGGACTCGGACGTTTGTTCGGCTGGGACATCGGCCTCACCGCCGGGATGCTCGCGGGTTCAATGACCTCAACCCCGGTTCTGGTCGGCGCCGGAGACACGCTGCGTAATACCATGGGCGGTAACAAGATGCTCGGGCCTGAACTGGATAACCTGAGCCTGGGCTACGCCCTGACCTATCTCATCGGTCTGGTGAGCCTGATTTTCGGCGCACGTTATCTGCCGAAGCTGCAACATCAGGATTTGCCTACCAGCGCCCAGCAGATCGCGCGCGAGCGTGGCCTGGATACCGACAGTAAACGAAAAGTGTATCTGCCGGTGATCCGCGCCTATCGCGTGGGACAGGAGCTGGTGGCCTGGGCTGATGGCAAAAACCTGCGTGAACTGGGGATCTATCGTCAGACTGGCTGCTATATAGAGCGAATCCGCCGTAATGGCATCCTGGCGACACCGGACGGCGACGCCGTATTGCAGGTGGGCGATGAGATCTCACTGGTCGGTTATCCGGACGCACATTCACGCCTCGACCCGAGTTTCCGTAACGGTAAGGAAGTGTTTGACCGCGACCTGCTCGACATGCGTATCGTGACCGAAGAAGTGGTGGTCAAGAATAACCACGCGGTCGGCAAGCGTCTGAGTCAACTGAATCTCACCGATCAGGGCTGTTTCCTCAACCGCGTGATCCGCAGTCAGATTGAAATGCCTATCGATGACAGTATCGTGCTGAATAAAGGCGATGTGTTGCAGGTCAGCGGCGACGCAAAACGGGTGAAAAGCGTGGCGGAGCGTATCGGGTTTATCTCCGTACACAGTCAGCTCACGGATTTGCTGGCCTTCTGCGCCTTCTTTATTGTCGGCCTGATGATCGGCCTCATCACTTTCCAGTTCAAAAACTTCAGTTTTGGCATCGGTAACGCCGCCGGACTGCTGTTCGCCGGGATCATGCTCGGCTTCCTGCGAGCCAACCACCCTACTTTCGGTTATATCCCGCAGGGCGCGCTAAATATGGTGAAAGAGTTTGGCCTGATGGTGTTTATGGCGGGTGTCGGCCTCAGTGCCGGTGCGGGTATCAATAATGGTCTCGGCGCAATAGGCGGCCAGATGCTGCTTTCCGGCCTGATTGTCAGCCTGGTGCCGGTGGTGATTTGCTTCATCTTCGGGGCATATGTTTTACGCATGAACCGCGCTTTGCTGTTCGGAGCCATCATGGGTGCACGAACCTGCGCCCCGGCGATGGAAATCATCAGCGACACGGCACGCAGTAACATTCCGGCACTCGGTTATGCAGGAACCTATGCCATTGCTAACGTATTACTGACGCTCGCCGGTACGCTTATCGTCATCATCTGGCCCGGTGCATGACGTAACTCATTGAAGTGTAATGGGGCAAAAAAAAATCAATATTTTTTTAAATTTTTGCCCCCTCGCACGAACTTTTAAAGTTAGCCAGAGTCTTAATTAGTGCCACTGCTTTTCTTTGAAGTCCCCAAATTTGGAGAGCCCGTCAATCCCGCCTTATTAGGTTCAAGATTGCCGGGTTTTTTCTTTTCTGCTTTAAAAAACCTTTTTAATCAATATGATATATTAGGCATTTAATCTCATTGGCGATGAAGTGGCGACACAGAGCAAACGACCTCGTTTCATCTAATGACCGAACCTTCCGCGAAGGATGAATGTTAAGTTTCGGCGCGTCTTATCTTTTATATTCCATCATGCATTTTCTCAGTGTATTTTGTTTAAAAATTAATTACTTCGCATTATGGATATTCACTATGACTGTAAAAAACCCACCCACGTTTGATGCTCAAAAATTGTACGACAACTCAGTAATCTCAATTCAACTCGGCATCGAAGATTTTCTTTTATCAACTACACCGCCAGAAAAGGGAGGAAATGAAGCAAGAGCGCTTTCTTCCGCACGGAATCTTTTTGCCGGAATGCTGCTTTTATTCAAATACAAAATCGCAATCTCGGTAAGAGACCCGTCCGATGCGTACTCTTTAATATTTAACCCACCAGCAAGTATATTGCCCCAATCTGACGGAAATGGTGGCGTTGAATGGATTCCAGTAGGCAAATTCAGGAGTACTACTATAGATGTAGCTGGTATTGAACAACGTTTTAAAGGTTTTGGTATCACCGTTGATTGGAAAGCCATAGAAGAATTACAAGATTGTCGCAACCACTTAGAACACTTACACCCAAAGCATACCCTGGGTGAAGTCGCTGGATTTATCGCCAATCTTTTCCCAGTGCTGACTGATTTTATAAGCAAAGAGTTAAACCTAGTTCCACTCGATGTCTTGGGGGAAGCTTGGAATAAGATGCTTAAACATAAAGATTTCTATAGCCGCAATAAAAATGCGTGTGAAGTAAGTTGGAATTCTGCTGATTTTCCTAAAAATATGAAGTTTTATTTACTCAAGTGCAGTTGTGATATGTGCGGTTCAAAACTTCTGAAAGCTAACGAGGAAGACCTCGATGCTGGGCTAACAATGGTCAACAATGAAGAAATATTTAAATATCGCTGCTTGTCTTGTGGTTACACTGATCTGATAGCACCGTTGTTGCGAGCAGCGCTTCGACACGAACATAATTTTGATTATAGCCGTGGAGAAGACCCAACCATTGAACAATGTTTAGAATGTAAACGTGAGACGTTTCTAATTTTTGAGCAACAGTGTCCATGGTGCGAAGCCAAATTAGACCACGAAAGATGTGACATGTGTGGTACGCATCTAACGCAGTTAGATCAAGATAATAACGGCCTTTGTAGTTATCATTACAATATGGTAAGCAAAGTCGATTGAAATCTTTTCAATGCTTCAAATTTTGACATAGCGCCACAACTCTCATCTGTCAAAAGAATCATTTAATTAATACCCTCGTTTACATTACTCACAAAATGGCGGCAGACAAACTGTCGCCATTTAGAAATGTTTATAGTAATGACCGATTGCGCATTCATACGCAGCGCCTTCAGAACGTGGCGGAATAAACGCAAGAGACACCCACCTTTTACCATCGTGATAAGCAACCCCCCATTTCCTGCCCACCGGCCAGATCGCATACACCGGATTACCCTGCAGACCGAAAACATGTTCTCTGGTCAGTCTTTCGCCGTTCGCAATGAAATAAATCATCGCGCTGCAAATTCTCATCGACCGCATAAAAAAATCCCCTTTTGCCGCTTTTGCTCAGTCGTCTGAGAAATAATTATACTGTATATAATTACAGTATATTAATTTCACAAATTCTAGTTTTATAAAATACCCGTAAATCCCTTACAGGCAGCGCCCCGTTTGCCCTCCCTACATTTCTTCGGCTAACAGATTTGATCTTCTGAACGATCGATTCAGCTGACAAAAAGCAGTAAAAAACCTTTAATTTCAGCTATCTGTAATTTTTACACGACCCTTTGGAGATCCAGAAAACTGAAATTTACTGGAATTCTTTTCAATCTTTTCAGTTTGGATTTACGCGCAGAATCCCAGGCACGGCACGGCCTGGCGGGTTGGTTTGTAGAAATTTAAAACTGAAAAAAATTACCTACACAAAAAGCGCAGGCGGGTGCGGTGTAGTGCAATTTCCGTCTGGTCTTGCTTTGTTTCGTGGCCGTGTGGCCCCACTGGCTTACACAGGCGGCTTGATCGTTTTGAAAGGCTTCAGGGTCTGGAATGGAATACTGCACGGCGCTGCATGCGATTGAGGCGGGTTATATATAGACACTAAAAAACCCGCACATAGCGGGCTTTTTAGTATGTAAGATCAGTCTACTTTAGTCAGTGATGGACTACCTCGATAAGCATATTCATTAAATAAGTCATACAATTCTTCAGCAACACGCACCGAATCTTCGATTTCTACACCTCGCAGGTTCCGCCCCAGGTTGTTCCTGCTAAACTTAAAATTCTGTAAGCGGTATTTCTTTAAGATAGTCCCCATTGAGTCAACAATCTCTCTTTCATGATGGCGTATGTTGGCCCCAATCGATTTATCAAAATGCATGTAATCCCATTGAATTAAGGCATATTTTCTTTGGGGAACAATAACAATAAAAGGTTGCTGTTTTTTTCGACATAATGCAAACCAATGATTTATATCTTCTTTTGACCCATCTGCAAATTTCTTCATCTTTTGCATCCTTCAGATCTCGATAAATCGTTGTAAGTGACTGATGCGCTTATCCATTAGCATTTTTTATCTCTCCTGTTTCAAAATTAACAATATTTGACTTAAAAGAGAAATGAATTATTAAGATTATTCTTAGTCACCCAATGATTTCACTGTATTTATTCTTAAGCATCACAACTTTATTTCCCGTGTCTGTCATGGCTAATGCGTTTAACGGTGTGCCAGTATTGTTGTGAGAGTGTGCGGCCGTCAGCTGTGCCAGCTGTTTCACCACATCCAGGGTATCAAGCATCAGTTGGCAGACGTTGATGGACTGGCTGCCAATCCAGACAACCGGCGCAATCACTTCCTGACGGGTGCCGGCTACGCTACTGCGCAACTTACCGACCTTTTCAATCAGTTGGCCGATCACGTTGGTTTCCGCGTTGCCCTGGATACTGGCCACATAGTTGGCCTGCGTGGCCAGGCTGTAATCTCCCTGGGCAATCTGCACAATGGCACCGGCCAGCAAGGTGGCTTTACCCAGCACCGTGGTTTTGTCCGTGGCTTGCACGGTGGTTTCCCTGGCCACCAGCGTGCGCGTTTCATCATCGGCCGTGACAACCCGGCTCATGGACGTTTCGCGGATCACCTGGTCGGTTTGCCGTTCCCAATCGCCCGCCACCGTCACCCGCTGCGATACACCATCACGCTGCTGTTGCAGCTGTTCGCCATACTTTACGGCGGGCAGGCTGTTGCCCTGGGCAAGGGTTTGACGCACAAACGGTTTATCGGCGCGACCACCATTAAACCCGACTTCTACCAGCGTGCCGGGCGGGGGAAATTGGAACATCCCGGATTCACCGCCCGCCATGGGTAACGGCAGCGGCACGGCCGGATAACGCGGTGTGTCCTTTGCCGGATTGCCGTCTGCGTCTAACAGCTGCAAGTCCACGGCATAGCGTGGCCTAAAGGGATCGGCAATATTCCCGTTGCTGACCTCTTCGCTGGGCGCTTCCACCCTGGCGAACTGCGGCAGGTGCAAGCCACTGGCCAGCTCTGGATAATTGCTTTCAACCTGACGTTGAAACGGCGTTTTCTGCAATGCCTGGCCGGTGGCTTTATTGCGCGGCGTCCAGGTGATTTCCATATCATCATTATGCAATCTGACCTTAGTCAAACGCTGACCGTTCACCTCTACACCGGGGCGCAAAGACTGGATCAGCGGCACGGTCATGGCATTGCCACCGGCCACGCTTTGGTTAAATTCGGTGGGGATGTCCACCGGCTTACCGGCAAACAGCGCATCAGCGGCCGCCCCGACAAAAACGCCACCGTCGGGCAGCTGATACCACACGTAATCGGTAATGCTGAACGCTTTCCCCAGGTTGGCTAACAGCTGATAGCCGGTGCCGGAATGGGTGAAATGGGGGATCGGCGTGTCGTTATACGCGGCACTTTCAGCCAGGGAAAACGTCAATCCGCTTTCCTCAGTCAGCCAGCCGGTGATTTGTCGCAGCGTGGGATGCTGAAAAGAACACGGCCATAGACGCTCAAACACCCCGACCAGTTCCCGCACAAAAAGCCGCTGATAGCCATTTTCCGCAGGCTGCGAACGTTCAACAAAACCGGTAAACCAGCGCAGTACCAGATCCTGATAACCCACGTCGAGGCGCACCAGTTTGCCGGTGTAATCTTCATCCGTCTGCGCGGTGATAAATCCCCGGCCGCAGGCGCTTAACTCTAACGCCAGATTTGCGTCCACCAGGTGCGTGGCCGCGTTCGATAAATACAACCGCTTAATGGGTTTCATCCCTTACCCCAATGCATCATTGACCGGTTTCAGCACTTTGCGCTCAAACCATGTCAGTTTTTCGTCACTCTCGGCCGCCGCGTTGCCACTTCCATTGGCACCGCCCGCCCCCTGTTTTGTTGCCACCGTTTTGCTGCCTGCGCGGGCTTCTTTTTTCTCTGCCACGCTGATTTTTTCACGCAGGGTGAACGTGACCAGCCAGGCCATTTTATTATCCTGTTGCGGCGCATCAATCGCCCCGGTGAATGTCCCTTCACGAAAGTTGATCGCCTGGGCGGTCAGATTGGCCACCCGGTAAACTTGCAAAGAACCGCTGGCAGATTTGGCCTCCGCCAGCTCAAACAACCGCTTTAACGTGGCCACATTCCGAAAGGATACCGTCCCGGATACGCGCAGTTCTTTGGCCTTAATCCCCTGCTCTGCATTGGCCGTGCTCGATGACTGCCCTGACTGGTCTTTTTCCGCAAACTGCATGGTTGGCGTGACTTTCAGATTCATCAGCGGGATGGCTTCGCCATTAAGTGCCAGTGTGGTTATCGTCATGGATCATCGCCTCCAGCGTTGATAAATCCGCCCCGCTAAATAACGTGGCCAGCGTATACACCGAATCCTGGTTCGGAATGTTTTTGCGCAGTTCTCCGGCCAGATACGCACCGTTCCCTTTTGCCGTAAATACCCACGCCGGGGACGTTTTGCCTTTCAGCGCGGTTAACGCATCGGCCGCCGCCGTCAGGGCAGATCCCCGCGCCGCGGTAAAATCTTTCATCGCAGACAACAATCCCGCAGCACTGGCACCGGCCGCCGCGTCCACCTTGGCGGCCGCAATACGCTGGGCATTCATCGCCAGGCGATTGGTGGCCGTGGAAAGCGGCAGCGCCGCAGGCAAACCGCCAGATAACTTGGCGGGGATTTGCATTTTAGTGATGGCAAGTGCGGCCGCTTCCTCTGCCCGGCGTTTTACCTGGGCAATCACCGGCAGCGGCAGCACGCCGGAATAATCAGACAGCAATCCCATAAATTCTGTGTGCGTGGGGGCATTGAGCATATGCACCACAATACTGGTTTCGTCATTGACGCTTTCCAGCTTTTTGGCCAGGTATTCCGTGGCGTTAACCGGGCTTAAATAACTGCTATCACCCGCCGCCTGGCCAACGCCGTAAACCCACGGATGAACCGGCAGCACCGAACAGGTTAATGCGCGCATATCTGCCGGGATGCTTAACGTTGCCTTACGCCACATTTTCCGGCACCTCCGGCCAGGTGATTTCCGGCACAGCCGTTGTATCAACCCGGTTCAGTAAAACCCTGTATGTCTTCCATGCCGTCAGACTGGCGGTTTCCGCCTCGGTGGCAATGCCCAGATCAACAGCATCCTGCAAAACAGAAAGGGTATTAACCGCAACCTGCATCCGCCTTTGCTTTTCACTTAACGCCAAATCTTGCAATTCTGCGGCCGTCGCCTCTGGGGCATTCGCCCAATAAGGCATCCCCGCCTTATTGGGCATTCTGATTTTTCCATCAGGGATCGGGTTAACACCAAATTTTTGATAGGTCGCATCCGTGACGGCTTTTGCATCCTCCGGCCACGTTCCTGCCTCCTCATAAACCGCTTTCAGAGGTTTCGGGTAAAACGCATTAGTGACTGCACTGTAGAAATAATTCATCTTGATAGTCCCTTACCAGCCGGTGGCTTCCCAATAACTGCCGCCGCTGTCCTGGCCACAGGTGAAACCGATGTTATTAATAATTTGCGCCGTACCAAAGTTGTCGTTGAACGTCCCGCCGCCGCCATTGATGGCGGTCACCTGAACGTTGACGCAGGCGCTCGGGAAGGGAATGGGAAAGTTCACCGTTGACCAGCCTCGACTCCCTTTGTTGACGACGCCCCACTGCTTAATCATTCCCGTGTCACCGCATCGCCACCAGCCGCCGCCGAGATTGGCGGTATTGGAATTGACCGGCTGTCGGTTATTGGGGCTGAAAACGCGTTGCCCCATCTCATAAATCCCGCCGCCTTCGGCGGAAATACTCCCCTGTGTCGCCAGGTCACCGGTGCCGGTAAATCTGACAAAGCCCGTTTGTACGGAATTCGCCTGATTAACAGTGCGGAAAAGAAAACCACCCACGCCGCCGCCCCGGTTGTTCACAAAGTCGGATTCGCCCTGGCCGCCGCTTTCGTTCCAGCCTAAATATGTCCCTTGCCCGTCGCCAGGGTGCGGGATGGTTATCGCCCGGAGATAATTCGCCGTGACGCGACCGTTCACATCACCGCCCGCGCGGGGAAATGCGCCCACATTATCGGCATTCAGCCCGATATCCTGGGTGCCATCAAACGCCACACCGGCAATTTTGCGGGCAGTCGCGAGTTTGGTCGCCGCGACTGCCGTCCCGCCTGCGGGTAATGCGCCGACGTCTGCCGGTGTCGGTTTGTTCGCCTGGCAGTAAATTTCATTCCAGGCAGTCCAGGGACCATCGACGCCGTTCCACGCCCCCGACGCGCCTCGGGTAAACTGTCGGCCGTTATTGTTAAAGGCAATTTGCTGCGTCGCATTCGGCCCCCAGGTCACGAAAATCACGCCGACAAACCCGTTCATCGGATAGCCTTTGTCCGTGGTCGCGGCGGCGGCACCGGGCACGCCGTAATGCCCGAACATGGCTGAGCCACGCAATGTATTAGGTGAATCTGTGGCGGTTAAATTGGCGCGGATTTTAAAAGCCGTGCCAATCTCATCCGCCAGCGCCTTTTCACTGGCGGCGCTTTGCGCGGCCGTCCATGCCCCCACGTCGGCGGCGGTAGGTTTGTTATTCGCGCTGTACGTCGGCACCCACTCTTTCCAGGGACCATCCACGCCGTTCCAGTCACCGGACAACCCGCGATTCCAGATATTGCCGGTGAACGTGATGTACATCTGCTGGCACCCGTAGGCGCTCGGCGTGACATACAACGTGCCTGCGATGCCCTGCGGATAGTGCAACGCCGCTGTGGCGTTGGCATTTTTAGGCTGCGCGTACAGGGCGGCATTTCCGGTTCCGCTGGCAAAGCCCAGGGTATTGATATCCGTGGTTGTCAGGATGGCCGACGGCACCGTGACGGAATTCACCGCGCTGGCTTGCACCCAGTCACGCCACGGACCATCGGTGCCATTCCAGGACGCATTCAGCGCACGCGTCCACACCATGCCGGTGTTTTGCACGGTGTAACGCTGCAACACGCCGCCCGTCCAGGACGCGGGGATCACTTCCAGCAAACCCGCCGCCTGTGAGCCTGGCGGGTAGCCATTGGCTACCGTGGCATTCGCGCCGGTGCTCTGCACGTAAACCCCGATTTTTGCCAGATTCAGCGTGTTGATATTGATTGTGCCGAGCACGCCAGGAATGACGGGTAAAGCCCCCACGTCTGCGGCTGTCAGGTCGAAATCATCAGACAAGGCTTTTTTGTTGATTTTGCGTGTTTTCGGCACACCGTTCAGCGTGTTGAGCGCGGCCTCTGGATCAGAAATATCGGTGAGATTTTTATCTCTGCGCAGATACAGGCTACTGCCCTGCGGGCGCAAATCCGTGATCACGCCGTTCGCGTCAATGCTGGCCAGGGCAAACACGTAGTGCGCAATGCCGCTCTGAACGTAATCTTTCAGCGCCGTGGCCAGGGTAAACTTGATATCCGTTTTATATTCGCTGGTCAGCGTGCCGTGATAGCTCACGTCTGCCCACACCTTCATTGGCTTGGTGGTCACGGTGATATTGGTTTTCGCCACGAGGTTGGCACGCAGCCCGCCCACGTAGCCCAGCCCCGCCGTCACGTAATATTGCGTGCCGGTTTTTGCCACTAAAAACCCGTTATCGAAAAATGCCCCGGCGCCGTAAATATCCAGATTAGCCAGGCGCAGGGATTCATCCATGCCCGCCAGGCGTGCCGTGAAATCAATCTGCCAGCTTTCTGCCGGTGTGCTGATCAACGTCTGCGCTTCCGCGCCGTTGTACTCCATCAGGAAAGAACGGGTTAACACGTTGCCCTGTTGCCCGTTTGCGTTCTTCACTTTGCTCTGTAGCGGTGCGTGCACCACCATAGCCAACTTGCCGGTTGCCTTATTGATAAGCCCGATCCAGTTAAACGCGAAATCGCCCACATCTGCGCCCAGCGTCACCGAATACACCACGGCGTTCTGATTGACCAGACCGGTTTTTTCAACCGCCTGGCGATACACAATCTGCGCCGCTGGCGGGACAACTTCGGCGCGGTTAATCGGCGCGTTGACGTCCAGCCCTGGCACATTGGCAAAAACAAATTCATCCAGGACAACCGCCTGGCCATTGGCGGCCTGTGCGGCTTTCCATTGTTCAAAGGCTGTCGTAATCACGGTTTGTGACATGTTATTTCCTTATAACGTTGCGCCAAAAGTGGCGATTCCTGTTTCACTCACGCCCAGGGTGGCGGGATAGCACACGTATTCGCCCTGGTCCCATCCGGCGCGGATACGCATCCCGGACGTGGTGATCACTTCAAACTGATAACGGCGGCAGGTGCGGCCGTACTGACGGATAATCTGCAACAGCAAATCTGCGTTGTCTGAAATCTGGCTATCGGACACACGGACAATGATCACATCCCAGTCAATGCCCGCCTGGCGTTCCAGCAATTCAACGTAGCCAATCCCCAGGCGCTCAAAGATGGCAATAAACCCGGAAACTGAACCCGCGTCCTGCGCATTCACGAATGCATAAGCCACGCGCTTGCGAAACAGTGACAGCGGTTCACCGTTAAACCGGGCAATGTCACGGTCATAGGCCAGAAGATTTAACAGCGGCTCGGCACAGGTGAGCGGATCAAACTGCTGTAGTGGCCAGGTCACCCACGCCACAATCCCCGTCCAGAACTTAACGGCGGCTTTCAACAACCTGGCCGGTTCGCCCCGGTTCATCCAGGACGGCAATTTCAGGCTTTTCATTTTGGCAGCGAAATCAGGCACCTTTCACCTCCACTTTCAGGCTGGCCAAACGCGGTACGCTCAGTTCACTGACGATATCGCCTAAGGAAAACACCAGGGATTCGACCGCATCAAACTGTTTATGCAGCTCCCTGGCCAGGTTCGAAAATGAGAAACGCGAATAGGGCCAGGTGCGCTTTACGTCGTATTCCGCGTTTTGCCGGAAGGCGCTGCGGATCAGATTGCTGACGCCGGAAATCAGCGCGGCTTTTTCCTCCGCCGTCATGTTGTCCGGGTTATTCACATACAGCGTGACCGTTAAATTGTGCTGCGTCTCTGGCATGGCCATGCACTGCAAATCATCGCCGTGGCCGTGATGCCCCTGCGTACTGATGTAGTCATTCACCGCATCAATAAACGGCTGGGACGTTTCGCCGCTGTCTAACAGCAAATAGGCGTTGGCCGTTCCGGCACCGCGCGGGGCGTCATGCACAAAGAAAATGCGATCAACGCTTAACCCCACCACGCCCGCAATCATGCTGCGATACACCGCATCGGTGTGGTAGTTGCCTACCAGGTTGAACTGATTGCGGCACCTGTCGCGTAAATCATCGTCGGATTCTTCATCCGCGCCGGGCGTTAACAGCCAGTCATCCTCGTTAACGGCTTTACTGATGCCCGTCACCGCTACCGGCAAAATGCGGTAATAACCCGGTGCCAGGTTGTAGGCGTTCCCGGCCGCCATCGCCGTGACCGGGATCAGCGCACTGGCCGCGCCCGCCGCCAGCGTCGTATCTGCATCCACCACCACAGCATACGTCACGCCGTTAATCCGTTCCGTCTGGATAACGGTTCCGGCCGGGACGGTCACCGGCTGACTGGCGTTCTCCTTGTAAAAACGGATCACCCCTTTTGCCGCGCTGGCCGGTTTCGCCGTGAGGTTCACCCCCCAGGCCAGCATCCGCAGCATGGCACCGCTGGCCGTGGCCAGGTACATATTGGCCAGCACCGTATTGACCAGCACGTCTTTGATCCACAGCACCGGCGTGGTCACAATGGCGGTAATGAGTCGCCAGAACGGTGACATGCGGGAGGTGTTTGTGATCATCCCTTCCGCTTTCACAATCGCCGTAAACTGCTGGCCGATTTCCTCCTGAGTGACCGGCATCCCGCTTTCTTTGAGTACCGCCTCAAAATCAATGGTAGGTTTTTCACTCATAATTCACCCCGGCGTCAATCTTGCCGAAATCATAGGTTTCCGCCGTTGCCCACAGGCGTTTTGCGGATTCCTCCGTAATATTCACCGTGCCAGGAATAATGCGTTCATCACTTTCAATTAATAAAACCATTTGGGTGATCACATCGGCGCGTAATGTCGGGCTGCGCTCTGCCACTAATAACGTGATTAACCCGCTTTCAATAATGGCGTGGACAATATCCTGTGCAATGCTGATACGGTTATTACACAAGCCCGGTTCATTACCTGTATTCAGCGTAAAATCACGCCCGGTAATAAGGAGATCGACATACAGCAAATCCGTCATTAATTTAATTCCTGCCATTCCATTAGCTCGGCCGGTGTTAATCCTTTTGAAGGATGAATATTCACGGTGCCGATTTTTTTACTGTTATCAATTGTGGTTTCCGTATTGGTATTGATTTCCTTTTTCAATCCGCCACGCTCCACGCCTTTTACCGTTCCCCCCGTCAGAATATCGTTACCGATTGGCTGCGGCGGTTGCAGCACCGGGTTTTTATTTCCCGCCCCACTGATTTGATTCGTCACGCCGTTAAAGCCTGGCGGCATGGCCGCAGAGGCATTGGCCACAGAATTTGGCATCGTATTTGCGGGTGGCATGCCTTTTGGCGTAACCGTCACAGGGACTTCTTTCAGCTCAATATTGACGCCGGGAATGTTATTTAACTTCTCAACAATCCAGTTGTACGTCCCGGTAAACGAGGCTTTCAGCGAATCCCACAGCTTACCGAATACGTTTCCGATCACGCTGGCAATCTTTTCAAAAGACTCCACCGGCGAATTGATATCAAAGGACTTCACGACATCAATCCAACCGTCACGCACGATCTTGAACATATCCACCATCCCGCCGATCGCCCGAAACACCAGCTCAAGCGGGATCAGAATGATGTTGATAGCCGCTGCCACCAGCCGCCCGAACGTTTCGCCCGCGCTGGTGACGTTCGTCAGTTGCCCCTGCGTCATTTGGATCGGGGTCAGCAGGTCACCGAACCAGCCCACTAATGTTTTTACGCCGTCCCACACCCAGCCAATTGCCTTGCCAATCCCGGAAAACAGCCCGCTGAAAGGGGTCAGCGCACCGGCCGCCTGGCCGAACCCGCTGATAAATCCGCTCACAAAGGCTTTGATAGGCTGCCAGAACTTGATCACCGCAATGACCACCGCCGCAATAGCGAGCGCAATCGCCGCCACCGGCGCAATCATCAGCAAGAATGACGCGGAACCTATGCGGGCGGCCATACTGGCGGCCAGCAAGGTGACGCGCAGCCCACGTAACCCGGCGCTAAACAGCTGCGTCACGGCATTACTGGCCACCATCGCCACGCGGTTAAGCCCTAACAGCCTGGCCATCGGTGCCAGCAGGCGCGTGACGCCCATCATCACGAACCCGTGATCTGGTCAGCATCCTGGGACTGAATACCGATGCCCTTTTTCAACTCGGTGATCGTACTTTGGGTACAGTTATTGACAGAACTCCAAGCGGCGGCGGTGCCGCCAGGAAAAGCAGCCTCCGCTGCGCTGTCGGCCAACTTCGGAACAATCACCCATTTGACCAGGCGTGTTAATACCTCTGATTCCTGACCCGATAACGGCGAATAAACCCCCTGAATACGCTGAACGGCTTCACCGTATTCATTGCCGCATTCCGTGATTTCATACATCAGGCGCACAACCAGATCACGACGCGCCACCAACGCCCCGCCCTGTGCCTGGGTATAGGATGCCCAGCACCCCACATCCGCCGCAGCCAGCACGGCATCCATAGATTTGTTTTCCAGGGTGATATCACGCATGCGGCGCAGCTCACGCCAGACCGTTACCGGCGCACCGCCGATTTGCTGAAACTGACGGATCCGCCAGCGGCTTGCCCAGGCCGAAACAGCCTTGGACATGTCTTTCAGGTTTTCGCCGGTTTCTTCATCCGTTTCACCATCCAGGGCGTAACCGTCGATATTTTTAGAAATGTATTTAGCGATGTAGCCAGTTGCGCTGCCCTTCTCCGGATCGATAGGCTCAACGTGAAAACGCGCCTTAAGCGCGTATTCGGATTGCAGTTCTTCGGAATCTTCAAGACGGGAGTAGTAACAGAGAATATCCCGCACCTCGGCCACGTCTGACGGGCGCATGAACAGCAACATATGCCAGTGCGGCGTCCCGTCGTGATGCGGTTCGACTACTCGAAAACCAAAGACATGGATCCCGGCGCGGGAAAACGCAGCGCGAGCTTTTGCCCATACGCCGCAAAGGTATTTTTGTGTTTGCTGCGGGCTGGCCGCGTTCCACTGAGACACGAACCCGCCCTTGCTGTGCACGGCGTGATATTTTGACGGCGCGGTGATCGTGTAAAACTCTCCAGCCATCCCCATTTCAGTGGCCAAATCTTCAAACCCGCGCATACGAACCATCAGTTCGCAGCGACGTTTTGCCGGGTTAGCGTTGCTACCGTCCACCATTTCAGCCAGGGAAAGACGCTCCCCCGTCTCCTGATTTTGCAGATCACACGATTTAAAAAACTCCCGGTTACGCTTCTTTTGCTCCACCCATTCCCCTTGCGTGGAACGGCTGACGTAAGCTGATGCCGCCTTTTGCACCTGGCCAACAGCAATGGCCATATGCTCACGTTGAAGATCACGGCGGCGCTTTAACTTAGTACGCCACCACTCAGGTGCCACCATGCGCAATAAACCGGATTCCGCGGTGCGAGTTGTGAAAGTGCGACCTGAAAGAAATTGCTGCCAGTATGGCGGCGTGATACCGGCCATTTTGGTCAGCTTGCCAAGATGTTCAAAAGTGGCAAAAGTGCGGCGCGTCATTTCTTTCTGATCAGCAGCTGCGCCGTCAAAAGCCAGATCAATAAAATCGGTGAATGACTCAGACATAAAATCAGCGACGCGGTGCGCAAGATTACGCAGTTCGTCACGCCCAAAGGTGGGAAGTTTTTCCAGGTCTGCCAAGAACGGGAAAGGGATCACCCCCGCAGCCTGGTGTTTTGTCGTGTACTGTTCGCAGACATTTCGCAGACGTGGCAATACGCTCTTACCCACCGTAGTGCGTAAAAACGTATTGGCACGGCGGCGGCCATTATTGCCACCCACCAATAACTTGCTGTAGCGATCGCCAAAATAACGCGCCAAGAAATCCGGCATTTCGCCAAGATACTCAGCACGCCAATCGTGATCGGCTTTATTAAGGTGCCATAACTGCCGCTCGGTCAGGCTGATTTCATCAGGTGCGCCAGGGGCAAATTGCTCTTGCTGCCACTGGCGGGTTTCATGATGCTGCCCGTTAAATGCAAAAAGCTCCATTTATAAGGCACGACCAAACTGTTCGGATTCCTGCCGTAGCAATTCGACGGCTTCCGCTGCGTTTAATCCCTCAGTCGCAATATATGAAGCCAAACGTTCCAAACGGCCGGAATATTTCACAGCTGCATCAGCCATAGATTCTGCGCGGGCATTCTTCAATATATTGTCCAGACTTTCAGCGTCCTGGTAAGCCGGTGATGATTGGTCAAAACTCCGCAGCGCTATCGTGCGTTTCGGGCGGTCATTTCGGGATAGATTCATGGGACAACTCCAAATTTTGGCAGCAAGAAACCCCGGCATCCTGGCGGAAGCCGCGGGCGTTCAAAGGGTTTAATTAATGAAAACTAAGGGGAGAAATCGTTGTTTCGTATTTTTTAGGAAGCGGCGTAAGCGGTGACAGGTTAAGCGCCCCCATGCCGTGCAATTCCTTGGTTTTATCAAACCAGGTGCTGATCAGCGCATGAGCATGACCTTGCCCCAAAGAACCGGCCAAAAAATACAGGGCGCGAATGCTGGCCATTGTTTCGACTTGTTCGACCAACGTTTCAGACTCACGATATGCGCGAACCCAAAACGCAGCATTGGCCGCAAACCATTGGTGCGGGTTATCAAGGTGAACCGTGTCATTGAACATAAAAGGCGTCAGCGCAACGCGGCCGTCAGTGACATGGCATTTCCCAAGAAAAAATCGACTGTAGTTATACTTCACGCCAAATGCGGCGAACGAATCCATTAAACCTTTTTCGTCTACGGTGATGATTTTCATACGTCCCTCAGTGCATCGGATTTGAAATTTTTTGTTCGTCAGTTCGACGGCTAACACTACAAACAACAACGCCTTTGAAATCTTCCGGCGTCAGCGAACGGGTTTGTTGCTGCATTTTTCTGACCTTCAAAACGCCCTGCCACAGCGCGATTTTTTCCGCCTCGGTCAAATCGCCCCAGGCACATTTCACATGGCGGCTTTTCAGCTGGGAGAGGAAACAGAGATCGCGGCGTTCATCTTCTGGAAGATTTTCCCAATAATGTTTCACCCGGTTTTCAGTGCCTGAAATCATCTTTCGGGCTTCACTAATCCATTTCGGCAATTGCTGTTCCACGCTTACCCCCTTAAACCCATCAAGCGAATCCACCAAGGGCGGCGTTTAATCTTCACCCTTGGATGACGGCAACCACTTAGAAACGCTACTTTGCTTGCGGCCGGTTGCCACCGCTGACCGTTCGGCAGTTCAAGCCAACCGTGGCCATAGCTTTGCAGTTGAGCCGTTGGCGATTGTTGCTTTAATAGTTGTGCGAAAACTTTCATCGAATAGCCTCAGTTCAGGCCGGGCATGACACCGCATGAACTTAAAACGTCCATTGCAGTGGCCAGCGCGGGCGTGGTGTGAAAACGCGACTCAACAGACACAACGAGCAAGGACAGATCGCGGATCGCCTGATTGGCTCGGTCTAAAATGGCGTTTCTACGTGATTGCGTCATAGGCGCAGGGGAAATGGCTTCACCCGCAATAACACCAATTGCGGCCGTGGCACTCAGAGCGTGCATCGGTAAATTATTTGGCTTCGCTTCATTCACTGGCACAGCAGGTAAACATTTCAGCTGTGCCAGCAAACCATCCAGAACCGCAGAATCATCTGTGATATCCGTCAGTAATATCAGTTCGTTTACTGTTAACCGGTGCGGCTGGTCTGGATTCAGTTTGTTGCGTAACACCTGGGCAGAAATACCGATAACCGCCGCCAACTCAGTAAGGTTATGAGCCAAAGAGAAACGGCGGCAAGCGGTATCAAAATGCGGATGTATCGAAGTTTGGTAATCAAACATGGCTGTGACCTCAACGATATTGCAATATCGAACTAAGCAACCGAAAGGCCACATTCTGATAACGCATCTACTGTTAGAGCGGCGATATTAATCATCACTTTTTCGCGCTTCATGTCTTTGCGCAAGCGGTGACGTGGTAAACGTCCATCCGCAAGCATGTCGTTGATTGTTTCCTCAGCTAAACCAGTAAGTTCGCTGTAGCGCTCAATTGTGACGTGTGGAGTGATCAGAGTGATTGAAATGTTAGGTCTCATGGGGCAACATTCCTCGTTAAGTAGTGATTAGAAGTTATAAGCTGTGGTGGTTCACGTTTTGTAGACAACGGAACTATATGATCACCATTTGTTATCGTCAACATAAAAGTATACATGGTGTGATCTTATGGATTTGGAGAAAGGCGGCCGGGGTGCAATTGAACGTATGGTTGAAGCTTATGGTTTCAGCACACGCCAAGCCCTTTGTGATCAGTTAGGGGTAAGTAAAGGAACATTGGCTAATCGTTACATGCGTGATTCCTTTCCGGCAGACTGGGTAATACAATGTGTCTTAGAAACTGGAGTATCTCTAAAATGGCTTACCACTGGAAATGGGCCTATTTATAATGATGCAAAAAATGATGTTATAGCTGTCCAAAGAAAAAATCTCGTTGACGGTTTTTTATTGGACTCCAATTATTTAATGTTTGATAAAGCATTACATCCTTCAATCTTAAATAAAACATTTTTGGTTAATGACGATAAATTTTTATATGTTATTGAATATGAATTTGATGATATTGTTGACGGGAAATGGTTAGTGAAAATCGAAGGTAAATACAGCATTAAAGATATTACAAGAATTCCTATTAGTAAGGTCATTGTTGGGAAAGGTGAAGAATCTTTTCAGTGCAAACTGGAAGATATAAGCTTCGCAGGGAAGATTGCGCTTACTATTTCTTCAGATAAATAATCAAGGTCAATATATGTCAGATAAAAGCATTGCAATGCGCAGCCTTAGAAAAGCAAAATTAAGTACCATTAAAAATAAATTGGCGCCGCAGAGTTATTACAAATTACTGCATTTACTTGACATAGGGAATTATGAGCAGTTTGATTACCTAATGAAAAGGATAAAGGAAACCCAAGAAGACACCCCCCGATCAACAGCGCTTGATTTAGATGATCTTGCTAGCCTGGAGCAAGAGGAATGGGAATCCAATACATCTCACGATGAAGACTCAAGTTTATATAATGAGCGTTCATGGACATCTCCACGAGTTTCAGAACTTGAGGAGGAAAATAAAAAACTGACCTCTATATTTGTAGCTTATCGAAACCAATTAGAGAAACTCACTGAACAATTAAAAACTTCAAATATAGAGCAAAAAGATAAAGATAGTGCAATAAAAGATTTAAACGCTCAAGTTATTGAATTACGTGGAAAAGTGCAACAAAACAGAATCGATGAAAAAATACCGGGTTATGTTGATGGAGTTAAAGAAAAGCTAGATACTGATGATAACTATTTTATCAAAATGTCTAATCGGTGGGCTATTGCTGGTGGTATCTCGGCAACAGGCGCAATTATATCCGCTTTCGTCACATTCTTCTTTAAAGTTAACTTCATTAACATTACTAACACAGAATTAATTTACGTTTTCACTAGGGGATTGCTTGGGATAGCATTATTATCTTGGTTATCTTATATATGTTTTAGCAACTCAAAAAAATACACACATGAATCAATAAGAAGAAAAGACCGTCAACATGCATTAATGTTTGGGAAAATTTTTCTACAGATTTATGGCACCACAGCAACTAAAGAGGATGCCATAAATGTATTTAAAGATTGGAATATGTCAGGCGATTCGGCATTTTCGGACCCCACAGAACAACCTCCTGGCGTGCAGACTCTCATAGCTTCAGCGATGGAGAAACTATCTCCTAAAGACAAGAATAAAGAGTAAAGAGTAAATTTCGATATTTAACTTGTATTGCTGGATATAGCTTTATTAGCATCCAACGGTTTATGGTTTGTCGATATTAAAATTGATATTTTTCACGGAAATTATAAAAACACCCAATAACATTAAGTACGAGCACCTCATCTAAAGGAAATTTTGATGACAACACATTTTCAAAAAATAAAGTTTTCCCACTAAACTAAATCAGAGAATAGCTATGAAAATGATAAACAACGAAATTACCTTTGAGGAACGTGATGAATTCAAAAGAGAGTTAATTGCTAAAAAAATTATAACTCTTTTAAATAACAATATCGATATATCTCCTATGGTTATCGATGGTGACTGGGGGACTGGCAAAACTGAATTTTGCTACAAATTAATCAATCTTTACAAAGCAGAAGCAAAACAATCCAAAGTTGTTTACATTGATGCTTTTAAGGAAGATCACTCCAATGAACCGTTAATGACCATTTTAGCGGCAATAATACAATTATTCCCAAATAAACAGCAATCCGAATTAATATCTAAAGCACTTCCAGCATTACGTTTCGGAGTGAGAACTATTGCGAAAGCAAGCGTAGGTTGGGTACTAAAACAAAATGCCGATATTCTATCAGAAGAACTAGACACTATTATTAAAGACTCGAGTAATGCAGCCATTGATGTTACTGTTCAAAACATACTTAAAGACCATATTAATTCCGACAAAAACATTAAATCCCTTCAATCTGCGCTGTCTAAACTTTCAGAAAAAAATAAAATTATAGTTTTCATTGACGAATTAGATAGATGCAGACCTAACTTTGCCATTTCCATTTTGGAGAACATCAAACATGTATTTAATATTCCAAATGTTAAATTTGTGCTTGTAACAAATACACAGCAATTACAAGCTGCAATAAACAAATCATATGGCTACTCAATTAATGCGAAAAAATATTTGGAAAAATTCATAAAATATAGTTACACCTTACCGATAAATTATAAAAATGAATTTCATGAAAAAACCCAAATTTCAATATCATATTTTAAAAAACTAGTCTCCGAATCGACTCTAACTTCACAAGTGAACGAACAGTTGTTTCATTTTACAGATGGATTGATAGCTAAAAATAATTTATCTCTTCGAGAAGTTGAAACTTTTGTCCGCTACTTTGAAATATACCAGTCAGTATCCAAACAACCTCTAACTATGCGAACTAAATTTGGATATCTTGCATATACATTAATGTCTATTTATTTGTATACCTTTCATAGAGAGCTTTCGGCTGAAATACAGAGTGGTAAGATCAATGTTGACATAATTGCAAAGGCGTTAAATTACACTCGAATATCTTTCGACGATTCTGCTCTTAGAGACTATCCTAACGTACTGCTTTATGGTCTTTATACTGAGTCAACAACTCTCAGATCGGAAATTCTTGATAAATCGACGGAAAGACAAAGACAAGTTATTTATGAGCGTATTTCTCTTTTCTTCGACAATCAATATGATTCATCGGAACAAAATATAAAAATCTTGAAATCTGCTTTAGACGTCTTATCCCTAAGTAACGATATTTAGAAGTATAATGTACTGAAATGTATGCAATGGATAAAGCATACATTGACCACTGTTTTTATATACAGTTAAATATCCCCTTCTTTGGAGGGGATCACACATGGCAGTCCGTAAACTTACAACAGGTCAATGGATATGTGAATGCTACCCTGCTGGTCGTTCTGGCCGCAGGGTACGTAAACAGTTCGCAACTAAAGGGGAGGCTCTGGCTTTTGAACGCCATACGATGGATGAAGCCGAGAATAAGCCCTGGCTCGGTGAGAAAACTGATCGCCGAACCCTGGAAGATATTGCCAAGCTTTGGTACAACCTACATGGCCAAGCCCTCACAGCAGGCTCAAAGACCTATAAGAAAATCTGCCTAATGGTTGAAGCTTTAGGCAACCCCCCCGCTACAACTTTTACAGCCAAAGACTTCGCCCACTATCGTGACAAGCGCCTAAACGGCGAAATCTACTTTTCTGATCGTTGGCGTCAAGGTGCTGACCCAACTACAGTAAATCTTGAACAAAGTCATTTGAGCGGAATGTTCAGCGAGCTAATCCGTTTGGGAGAATGGAAACAGCCTAATCCCCTGGAGACTCTCCGGAAATTTGCCACTACTGAAAAAGAAATGTCATGGCTCACACATGAACAAATAAACATATTGCTTGAGGCTTGTAGCCAAGGAAGACCAGATTTACCTCTGGTAGTGAAAATTTGTTTAAGCACAGGTTCGCGTTGGCGTGAGGCTGAGAAATTAACACGTTCTCAAGTAACACCACATAAAATCACTTTTGTAAGAACCAAAAGTAAGAAAAACAGAAGCGTCCCGATCAGCAAAGAGCTTTATGAAGAAATCATTGCGCAGCCTGGTGACCGATTTTTCAGTGAGTGCTACTTCCGTTTTATGGCTGCTATCGACTCAACAGATATCGTTTTACCGCGTGGTCAGTTAACACATGTTCTTCGCCATACCTTCGCTGCGCATTTTATGATGTCCGGTGGCAATATACTTGTTTTACAGAGAATCCTTGGCCACTCCGATATTCAGATGACTATGCGCTATGCTCACTTCGCCCCTGAACATCTTGAAACTGCCCTCCACTTCAACCCATTAGCCACGATGAAAACTGGCGACAAAGTGGCGACAAAGGAAGGCAATAGTCCTGATTAG